GTGGTTTCCCACCTCTCGCTTTGACGCCAAAGAGACGTCATACTTTCTCTTGCCACACTTTTCACGAGGACCTTATGAGATTCCGAAGCAAAACACTGTCATCTAGTACTACGAGTGCGACTATGACCGACCAGTTGAACAATCAAACGTACAACTATTCGTTTCAGAACTTTCACACGCAGTCTATTACTGACTGTGTCACTCCGGGCTATCATCGGATTCGACGTGAGAAGAGCGTACTTCCATACCTACCTGTCAACATTGACGATTGGCAAACCACTGGCACGCCTGAGTACCACTCGGTCAGAAGGAATTCTGACAATAAACGAGAGTACGGGACGCAGTTCATGTATGAGCCATACGTTGTTGAAGTTCCGTCAATACCATCGACGGATCCTGCCATCATTAGCTACGTGATGAATGCTGCCATTGCCGAGGCGAAATCCTCGACTTTTGACATCCTCACCACCATGGCTGAAGTTGGCAAGACACGCGAAATGATTTATTCGCGTGCCAAGTCAGTTGTCGATATCGGTACACGTACCGCAAACAAGACCACCGCTCGCATGAGACCTCGGCCTAAAGGCCGTAAGTCCCTTGCCAGTTGGGGTCATGAGTGGGCGTCCCGATTCAACGGCTACTGGCTTGAGGCAAGGTACGGATGGAGGCCGTTAATTGGAGAGATCGGAAACGGTGTGCAGTACGTACAGGAAATGTTCAATGAGGACCGCATGAATGAATCGAAGGCCAAGGCCTCCGAGGACATCTCTGCGTCCGCAACGAATACCTATACGGGCTCACTCCGCAAGATCTATTCCACGGCTTCCAGATCGGGCACACGCACTTATCGTGGGTATGCCCTGGCGGTTGGGGACTTTAACAAGCTACCGCAGGTCCAGCCTGTCACGACTGCATGGGAGATTGTTCCATACAGTTTCGTGGTTGACTGGTTTGTGGACATCGCTTCGTTCCTCCAAGCGTCAACGCCTATTCCCGGGGTGGATATCCGGGCGAGTGGCTACTCCATCAAAACGGAATACGAGGCCGAGCGTACGTGGATCAGCCAAGCCTCCGCGAGCCCTCTCTATACATTCGAGAGCGCAACGCAGGGGCGCTATTGGTCGAAACGCGAAATCTACGCTCGTACTCCTTCCGGTGTGATGGTTCCAAGACTCTATCCGCGTCTTAACACATTGCGAACACTAGACCTGGCATCTCTACTAATTCAAAGAGCTCTGCCGATAGTCTCGCTTCTCAAAAAAGGAAAGTAACTATGTCCGCACTTACCATAGGCGGTTCACAGACGGGCGGTACCAGTAAGACGCTGTCTCCTGCAGGGCAGGACAGCGCTGGCCGATATCGCTACGTTTTCCCGGAGCACACGGCTCTGTCCAACCGTATCTTGACAGTTGGTGTCAAGGCCCAGCCGGTGACGAAAGACTCGCTCGGGGCCCAAGAGGCCACGATCGACTTCGCGCTCACCGAGGCAGCAGCGGCAGAAGGATGTTGCGGCACCCAATCGGGTGGCGTCTACATCAATCTGAAGATGCGATACTCACTCAACCAGCCATCCACACTCGTGGACACGGCCATCGACTACCTCCAGGGCGCGGCTTTCGCCACGTTCCTTGAGGATGCGATCAAGAAAGGTATTGTCACGTTGTAAGTGATTCTGCCTTTCGAGTGAGTAATACCTCCCTTTAACCTGTACAAGCAATAAAGGAGCTTCACCGTGACAGATACAACTATCAAGTATGTACGGTGTGCGCCAGTAGACCTTGCGGTCATTGGCGCTATTTTCCATACGCAATTACCTCAGTCAGAGCAGCCCCACTACCTAGCCTATCTCCAGCATATCGCTGAAGGGGATTTGGTTGCGGCATCCGCGGTTTCTGAGGCACGCATCGACCCACTGTTGTGGCTCGATTCCAGTCCCTCTCAGTATCAAAGGATTCGCCAAGCGTACGCACTTTGCGAAAAGGTGTCCTCTAAAGGATACAAACTCGCAGAATGGCGCGCTTGGCGGAAATTCCTGGAAACTGAGCTTCGATGCAAAACCACTAATCGTAAGATGAGATGGTTTGAACATCGCCCGTTTCGTCGGAGCATCTACACCTTAAAAAGGTATGGTGTCGAGATGGACGTCGGAGCTCTGCAGAAGATCAAGAGAGAAGTCTCAAAGATCCTCGGTAGAGCCGGGAAGGGCTATGAAGAAATTCTACGCTCATTGGAGTATGGTAAAGGGACAACGCTTAGCTCCGCTGACCCTAATCGGGTCAGCCTTCCGTTTAAACTTTCCGATCCTCATACGATCACGGCTAGCGCCGTGCCCGTCTGGCGTGATTTCACAGTCAGCATGCTCGGTTACCCGGGTTATGCTACTATGTCTTACGACCAGTTACAAGGATTGGTTAAGTGGAAGGAGGATGTGAAGATAGTCCCCGGCTGTAGAATCACATTCGTTGACAAAACGAGTGTGGTCAAACGCACCATCGCTATCGAACCTTCGGCTAACGTCTCTATGCAGCTGGCGATTCATCGCTATCTTGCAAAGAGGCTTAAACTGAAGGCCGGCATCGACATCCATGACCAAAGTAGAAACAGGAGGCTCGCGCTTGAAGGTTCCTTTGGGAACCATCTTGCCACGATCGATCTGTCTTCAGCTTCGGACACAATCTGTCGAGAACTAGTCAGGCAGTTCCTACCACCTGACTGGCACTGCCTGTTCGACTCCGTTAGGAGCCCGAGCGGGACGTACCGGGATAACACAGTAGTGTTTGAGAAATTCTCGTCCTCTGGCAATGGTTTCACTTTTGCCCTTGAGACGATTATCTTCTACGCTATTGCTAAGATCGCCAGCGAGGATGGAGGGTGCACACAGAAACCTTGTGTGTATGGCGACGATATAATCGTCCCAAGTTCAGTCTATCACGAAGTAGTGGGATACCTGTCATTCTTTGGCTTTAAGGTTAATACCAAAAAGTCATTTTTTGACGGGCCATTTCGCGAAAGTTGCGGACTGGATGCCTTCAAGGGGGTGGACGTGCGTCCTGCTTTTGTACGGTCGCTAACAATGACCGTACCCGAGATGTACGCATGCCACAATCTGTTCTATCGGAAGGATCAACTCGAGGTGTGCGAATACCTCGAATCGTTGATTCCGACCACCCACCGGTTTTACGGGCCTTTCGGCCCCGACGCTGGTTTCCTCTTTACGAGGGACCTTCCTAAGCTACAGGCCTCACGCGTCTACAACTCCCGCACTTTCGCCTGGGATTACACGGTCATTAATGAGCGTGGTCTCAAGTGGAATACTGCGGATAAGTTCTGGTTGCTAGAGGCTGCGCTGATGAAGGGTGGTGCTTACAGCGATGGAGCACCCCTGCGTTACAAGACTGTACTAGTCTTGGACACAGCTAGCCGCGACTACTAAGTCGCGACTTGGGCGGGTCTACCAGTTTTCGG